CTGCCCTACCGCTTCAAGGGCTGATGGGAAAACGTACATAGGAGCCGCAGACTACCCCGTCTGCGGCCCTTTTCATTCATAGAGGAGGAGCAAACCATGACGATGCAGGACACAGCAAACAACCAGCCCGATACTGCTCTGGTCGATATTCGTGACATATCCGTGGATCAGAGCCTGCCCAGGGAGGAACGGGTGGCAGAATTTCTCCGGCAGATTAAAAACCCCTGCCATTTCAAGTGTGGCAAGTTTACCGTCCGGGCACAGTTTGCGGAAAACGGCGTATCTTTGGAGGACTGCCTGAAACAAGTTTTAATTTAGCGCTTTAACGTGTTGACTTCCCCGCCTGCCTGTGCTATACTGACAGTGGAAAAAGAATTGCATCAGGTAAATCCGAATCACTCTTTGATTTATGGGGAAAGTCCGTAAATTTCAAAGGAGTGATTTTTTTATGGCAAAATACGATGCAACGGCATACCTGCGGCTTTCCTATACGGCTGACCAGAGCGAGGAAAGCGACAGCATTACCAACCAGAAAAAACTGGTGGAGGACTTTGTAGCCGCCCACCCTGACATTACGCTGGTAAACGAGCGAGTGGACGACGGTTACAGCGGCGTTCTGTTCGACCGGCCCGCATTTCAGGAAATGATGCAGGACATCACCCAGGGAACCATTAACTGCGTGATTGTCAAAGACCTGTCCCGCCTGGGGCGTGAATACATCGAAACCGGGCGTTACCTGCGCCAGATTTTCCCCGCCTACGGGGTACGGTTTATCGCAATCAATGACGGCATTGACACCGCCAATGAACATAACGGCGATGATTTGAACATTTCCCTGAAAAATCTTCTCAACGACACCTATTGTCGTGACATTTCGGTGAAAACGCGCAGCGCTTTACTGAGCAAGCGCAAAAACGGGGAATATGTGGGAGCCTGCCCGGTGTACGGCTACCGGAAAGACCAGGAAAACAAAAACCAGCTTGTAATTGACGAGGACACGGCGCGGGTTGTGCGGGACATTTTCCGTCGCCGCATTGACGGGGCCAGCGCCAAACGGATCGCGGACGAACTGAACCGGCTGGGCATTCCCTCCCCGCTGGCCTATAAAATCAGCCGGGGCCTGCCACATCCGAAAAAGGGCTATGCGGACAGCCAGAAAGCAAAATGGTCGGCCCATGCCATCCTGCGTATCTTGCAGGACGAAACCTATACTGGCGTCCTGCTGCAAGGCAAACAAAGCACTCATAACCACAAAATCAAGGACATCATTGAAAAGCCTGCCGAAGAATGGATACGCACCGAAAACGCCCATGCCCCGATTATCCGCAAGCAGGACTTTGAACTGGTGCAGAAAATCATGGGGCTGGACACCCGGACAGCGCCGGACGGGGATGCGGTTTATCTGTTTTCCGGCATCTTAATCTGTCGCTCCTGCGGCGGACGTATGACGCGAAAAACCAATACCGTCAAGGGTAAAAAGTATATTTATTATCACTGTCCCACCGGAAAAAAGCACGGCTGCGAACACCCTACCATGTTGCGGGAGGATGAACTGACCGCCTGCGTCCTGGAAAGCCTGCAAGCCCATATCCGCAACGTGGTATCGCTGGAAAAGCTGTTGGACAGCATCAGTGAGGAACAGATCAATCAGGAACTGATTGCCGGTTTCAAATCGCAGATTGCGGAAAATGAGGTACAGCTTGAAAAGGCTATGCAGTTTAAAGCGGCTTTGTATGAAAACTTCGTCAGCGGCTTTCTTGACAAAAAGGAATACCGCGACCTGAAAAACCAGTATACCGCACAGATAGAACAGCGGCGGGAAGCCATTGAAAGCCTGCGGAAAGAAATGGAGCAGGCCAGCGCCAACACCAATGACCGGCTGCGCTGGACACAGCATTTCAAGGAGTTTTCCACCATGACATCCCTGGACAGACGGGCCGTTATCACCCTGATCCAGTGTATCCATGTGGAGGGCAAGAACAATCTGAAAATCACATTCCGTTACCAGCTTGAATACCAGCAGGCAAAGGCAAGGCTGGAAACCACAAAGGAGGCGGTTTAATATGGCAAGGAAAAGCAGGAAAAACCCCATTGTGCAGGAAAAGCCCGCCCATGTGGGGATGAAAGTCTGGAAAGCGGCCCTCTATATCCGTTTGTCCGTGGAATTTAACGGCAGGCGCGGCGATTCGCTGGAAACCCAGCAGCAGATCATGGAAGCCTATCTTGCCCTGTGCCCGGATATTGAAATCGTGGCGGTTTACACCGACAACGGCACAACGGGGCGCACCTTTGAGCGCGAAGCCTTTCAGCGGATGCTGGACGATGTGGAGCGCGGCAGAATCAACTGCGTGGTCGTCAAAGACCTTTCCCGGCTGGGGCGGAACGCGATTGACAGCGGCTACTATATCGAAAAGTATTTCCCGCTGCATCAGGTTCGGTTTATTGCAGTCAACGACCAGTTTGACAGCGAAAACAAGGAAAACAGCGGCAGCCATCTGATTGTGCCCCTGAAAAATATGATAAATGAAGCTTATGCCGCCGACATCAGCAAAAAGGTAAAAGCCCAGCAGCGGCAGGCGATGCAGGACGGGGAGTTTGTGGGGGCGCGTCCGCCCTTTGGCTATAAAAAAGCGCCGGATAACTGCCACAAGCTGCTTGTCAATGAAGATACCGCCCCCATCGTCCGGCAGATTTTCCAGTGGACGGTTGACGGCATATCGCTCAATGAGGTGGTAAAACGGCTCAATCAAAGCGGCTATCCTACGCCCGGTCACTATCTGGCTCAAACCGGCCTGATTACCAATAAGCGGCTCATGGGCAGCGGAAAATGGCAGACATGGACAGTTTCCAAGATTTTAGCGGATGAAGTCTACATGGGCGATATGGTGCAGGGGAAATCGAAAACGGTCGGCCACAAGCAGGTTCCCACTGACCGCTCTGAATGGATTGTCGTGCGGGGAACCCATGAACCGCTGATTGCCCGCGAACTGTACGAAAGGGTGCAGGCTGTCCGGGAACATGCGGCTGCAAAGCAGGGGACGGAAAAAATCCCCTACACGGAGAACATTCTCCGGGGACGTATTTTCTGTGGCTGCTGCGGGAAGAACCTGCACCGGCAGAGGTCACGGGGGATATACTCCTACCGCTGTATTGCCAATGACCGGATGGGCGTTCAGTATTGTCCGGGTGGTGTTACCCATCTGCCGGAAAAAAGGCTGTTTGACGCGCTTTTAGCCATTATCCGCAAACACGCCGAGGTTGTGGTGGGAACCCACGCAAAGCTGAAACATCAGGATTACAAAATCACTGCGAAAAAGGCGGAAATGACCGCCGAAATCTCTAAGTTACAGCAGGAAACGGAACGCAACCGGGTATTCTTAACCAGCCTGTATGAGAACTTCGTTACCGGCATCCTGACCGGCACAGAGTATCACGAAATGAAAGCCGACTATACACAGAAAATCGAAACGGCAGTCCTGCGTGTGCAGCAGCTTCAAAGTAAGCAGAAAGCGCTGGAAAATCAAATGGAACGCTATACGGATATAGCCAAACGGCTGGCGGCAGTCAGCGAAGATACCGCCTTATCCGCCCTGCTGGTAAACCAGTTGATTGACTGCGTTACCGTCAACAGCGCAGAGGACATTCATGTGAAATTCAAATTTGAGAGCGGCTTTGAGCGGCTGATGGAGGTGCTGGAAGATGTATAAACCCTATGTGATTGGCCTTTATATCCGGCTTTCCTCCGAGGACAGCAAGGTGGGGAGTTTCAGCATTGAGAACCAGAAGCGGGCGCTTCACCAGTACGCCGATGCGATGGAGGATGCCGCCCATGCGGAGGTATTGGAATTTGTAGACAACGGTTACAGCGGGACAAACTTTGAACGGCCCGCCGTGCAGGAACTTCTGGACAAGGTACGCGAGGGCGCGGTCAACTGCATCATCGTCAAGGACTTTACCCGTTTTGGGCGCAACAGCATTGAGGTCGGATATTTTATGGAGCGCGTCTTTCCGCTGTATGGGGTACGGTTTATTTCCCTGAATGACGGCTTTGACAGCGATACGCTGCATGGCGACACGGGCGGTATCAATGTGGCGTTTCAGTACCTGATCAGCGAATTTTACAGCCGTGACCTCTCCATCAAGTACAAAACCGCCAAGTATGTGAAATTCCGGCGGGGAGAATACCAGAGCGTGTTATGTCCCTACGGTTACCAGAAAGGCACGGACGGGCGCATGGAGCCGGATGAGGAAACAGCCCCCAATGTCCGGCTTATCTTTGAACTGGCAGGGCGCGGCTGTACTTCCAGCGAAATCATTCAGGAACTGTACGAGCGCAAAATCCCCACACCAGGCGAATACAAAGCATCCAAGGGAAGAAAGATTCACGATATTTCCAGAACCCATCAGATTTGGCAGAGATCGACCATTCGGAACATCTTGCTGGATGAACGCTACATTGGCACTTATGTCATGGGCAGGAAACAGGTGGTCGAGGTGGGGAGCAGCCGGGTACGGAACCGTGATGAAAGCGAATGGTTCAGGATTCCCGACCACCATCCGGCTATTATCAGCAAAGAGCTGTTCCAGCGGGTGCAGGAATTAAAGCCGAAAAAACGCTGCATAAAGAAAAACGTACATCTGTACCCCCTGCGCGGCAAGGTCTTTTGCGGCTGCTGCGGACACGCAATGCCGCGCAATCCAAGTAAAAGCCATTTCTTTGTCTGCAAGCATACAGAGGTGGATCAGTCTGCTGCCTGCCACGGCCTGCGGATTGCTGAAAAGGACTTGGAAGCAATCCTCTATGAGATTATTTCCAGGCAGGCGCAGGTGATTTTGAACGTGGAGAACCTTTCAAATGCCAGCCTGCTGGATACTAAGATTGCAACGCATACGGAATACAGCCAGCGCGTAGAAAGCTGTCTTGACCGGAAACGGGTGCTATATGAGCAGGTTTTACTGAAAGAGATTACCCTGGAGGACTACAAGGCACAGAAAGCCGATGTGGATGCGGAACTGGAACGGCTGCGGCAAGTCCAGGGCGCACTCTCCGCTGAAATCGCCCAAGCGAAAATGGACGCAAAAACAAAAAACGCCAGACTGGAACTGGCGCAGGAAATTTCAGCCGCCAGCGGATTAAATACCGCCCTGGCTGACGCACTGATTGAACGTGTGGATATTCACCCCGGAAATCAGGTTGATATTGTCTGGAAAATGAAAGACTTCTGTACAGAGGGAATGTGATGGGGCGCAAAAATCGGCCTTAAAAACTCTGGAATTTCTTAAAAAACTTTTTGTCTTGTGCTTGACATACGGGTGACGCAGACTGTGGAATACAATTTCCTGGGGATCCATATCAGGGTCATTCATTTCA